TACTACACCTACTATCATTGTTATTTTTTTCATATTATTTATTTTCTAAGTTAATACAGTTTACTATTGCTCTATGTAATAATTCTTCTTGTAATTCTTTATCTGTTTTTGGTACTTCATTGTCCCATACTTCATAGATAAACTTATAACATTCAGTTTTTGTTATAAAGAAATTACCTTTTTCTCTACCATAACTATCAATTACATTTACTGAATAGTGTGTGTTACCTTTGTACTTTGTTATACTATAATCTCTCATATTTTATATTTTATTTGTTAATATACTTCATCTCCATTCATATCATACTTATATCCCATAGAATCATAAGTTAATTCTTCACAGTTTATATTTGTATACTTTAATTCACCATCTTCATAATGAAACTCATTACCTTGATTATCTTTATATACTTCTATTACTGTTGTAAAATCTTTGTATTTCTGTATTAATTTCATATTTTTTTATTTATATTATCTTACTTGCATTGTATTTAGTTTGTGTAAAGTATGACATTTGCCTGTTACTATAGCTTAATTAACTACCTTATGTCACACTTTTAATAAAAGTACTATAATTGTTTAGTTGATATTTTTAGTGTAGAGGTATTAGTCCACTCCTCTTAGTGTACAATTAAATAAGTTACTAATGACACTACAAATACTACATAAGTTAATAATACAAAAGTTAATGGATTATACTTATAAATTTTATTTAATTTTTCTAACATATTTTATTATTTTTGGTTACATATGTATTATCTGCAAGTGGTCGCATCTAGTTTGTGCAAGTGGCGGGAGTGATTTTGCTATACATCGTGCTATACACGCTTGCGCGTGTTGCTACCAGCACTCTGTATTATCTACAGAATGTTGGTATGTTATTTGTATTTGTGTATGACTTATACTTTTTGAAGCAGCTCATGTTATCAAATCTTTTTTTGTTTTTGTTGTATACTTCATCATGATTGTAAGTAACTTCTTTACCTTTTTTAGTTGTGAATGTTATTACTGTGTTAGTACCGATTAAAGACTTTCTGATTACAAATCTTTTTGTTATTAGTTTGTTTAGTTTGTTTGACATAATTATTTATTTTAAGTTATTAATTTATTTATATATATTATCTATTGTTATACTTATTTACTTTGTGTACATTGTGTAGTATGTGAATCTTTTGTAGAACTCGTTGTTTTCTTTTTTAGTATTGAACTCATATACTTTTACAACGTTAGACTTTGTAGTTATTACTGTAGTGTAATCTGTTTGCTTGATTGATTTAATTATTGACATGTTTATTTGTTTTAGTTATTACATATATAGTATCTAACGACAGACGTATCTAGCTTGTGCAGTCGCTGAAGAAAATGCTATACACGGCCGGGGGGCCGTTTGCCTGGGCAATACCTAAATACTTCTATGAAAATTATTATTGTATTATATAATATTATATATAAGTAAAAGGCAAAACCGTTGACATCTTTCGTCAAACGTAAGGGGCGGTGGGGTGTTAATAACTTGTTTTAGTTTTTGCGGTATATGTCATAGAAAATTTGCAACACTATACCCCTATATTTGTAATGTGTTTTTTTTTGAGTGTAAATTACTTGTTTACTATGTAATAATACTATATATGAGAGGATCACCAATTAAAGTAAAACAAAAGTTATCACCTAAAGCCGCTGCCGCTAAAAGGCGTAGAGATCTAGACATGGCTAAAACGCCGGCTAGAAGACGTAAAAAAGCGCAGAACCAAAGGCTAGGTCAAAGGTCCGATAGCGACATACATCACAAGCCTGATGGCTCTGTAGTAAGAGTATCTATTAAAAACAACAGAGGTAACTTCGGTAAAGGCACAAAAAAAGAATAGTATGGGATTTAAAATGAACCGCCCTATTATACGGGGTACAAACTTACACAAGGCATCGGTAGCAAAAGCTAAAGCAAAACAAATTGTGCAGCAGAGTAGAATAAAAGCTGATCCTGGTTTAGTTACTGGTAGTCAGCTTTTAGGTCAAGCTGGTGTAGACAAAGCGGTTGATTTTAGTATAAAAAATAGAAGATTAAAGTTTTTTGGTGAAGGTAAAGAAAAGAAAGACAAAGAACCTTTTGTTCGAGAAGAATTAGAAACTATAGACACAACAATACCAAGTATATCAAATATAGAAGAGTTACCAGTTGACACAAAAGAACCTGAGCTCAAACAAGTGGATACTAATTTAGAAAACGTTGCTAAAAGAGATAGATTTTTTGACGCTGCTGAAAAGTTTGGTTTTGATACAAATACTACAGAAGGAGTATTATTAGCTGATGAAAGCATGACTTACAATGAAGAAAAAGATGAGTGGGAAGTAAAAGATCAAGGTCAAATAGCTAGACTACCTAGATTAAATATAAAAAAACTAGAGGTACATGATAAAGAAATAGAATTAAAAAAAGCTGGTGAAATAGTACCAACAAGTGTTTCAGGAGCAGGTACAGATGTTTTAGATTTTATTGGTCAAGATTTTCTCAGTGATGTTGACGAGGATGTAAAAACTTTAAACCCTGAGCATGCTGAAGGTGATACTTTACTAGATCTTCAAAAAAAATTCTTAAAAATTGATTCTGTAAAAAATCCTTTTGACGAAGGAACAAATGAGCACAAAGAGTTTGAGAAAAATAAAATAAAACAAAAATATGAAGTTGTAACAGATCTTGAATATAATTATTATTATAAAGAAAGCGAAGGTAAGTGGAAACCAAATGTGCAAGTAAATGAGCTTGTTAGTGATCAAGAGGAAATAAAAAGACAAGCAAAGTTACAACAAGACGCAGCTGACTCGTATGGTGTAGGAAGTCAGGATATTGAACTAGGCGAAGATGGAAATTATTACCCTGTAGAAGGTGCTAAAAACAAAAAGTATGGTGATACTTGGGATGCTCAAAAAGGAGAGTGGCGAGATGATGGTACTGAAGTGTTTTATGCTCAAACAGATTCTTACGGAAGACCTTTAGACGAAGCGCAAGTATACACAGATGAAGCTAAATATGAAAAAAGATTAGCTAACGCAGAAAAAAATAAAAAATTTGTTCCAATTTTTGAATTTCACGGTTTAGATATTGGTAAAAAAGAAGATAGAGAAAAATATAACAAAAATAAAAAACAGTTAAAAGCTGAATATGAAGAACATTTAGAACTATTAGAAGAAGAACGGCTTTATGAAGAATTATGGGAAGCAACAGAAGGACAAGAAGACGGTGAAGACACAAAACCCATCAACGGTGAAGATAATGTCATAGAAACTATTGAGTATGGACCAAATTTACCAGTAGATATAAAAAGACCACCGCTTAGAAAACTTGATAACTTGTTTGAAAAAGCAATGGTTGGTGGTCCTTTGCAGAAAAACTTAATAAAAAACGGATACGTTGAAAGAAAAATAAGAGAAAATAGGGAAAGACCCTAAACCAAGTCAATTATTAACCAAAAAAAACCAAAAAAATGACTTATTTATATTACAAGACCAGTACTACTGGCAATTTTAAACCAAATGAAAAAACTATTAACCAATGGAAATATCTAGCTGATAAAAAAAACTGGAGAATTACACAATTACCTAACGGTTTTTACCAAACAGAGGTAAATGATCTAGAAAATGACAAAAATTGGCATGATGTTACGCGTAGAGAGACCATAGAAGGTGCAGAAGCTGCAATTGATGGCAGCATCGACCATTTCTCAAAGAAATTAGACGCTATAAAAGGTCCAAAAGTTGTAAAAACATTTGAATAAACACAAATTTAATTAAATTTAATAAAATATGGAATACAATCAACCAAGTGAGATTGTCAAAGACGTAAACTTTGGCGATAACGCTAATAATAAAATAGTTGCTGGTGTAGAAAAGCTAGCAAAAGCAGTAAAATCAACCTTAGGAGCATCTGGTAAGTGTGTAATTTACGAAGATGCTAGAGGTTTACCGGTAATAACAAAAGACGGTGTAACAGTAGCAGAATCTGTTGTCTTATTTGACCCGGTTGAAAATATGGGTGCTACCCTTATTAAAGAAGCTGCTAGAAATACAGTAAGAGAAGCAGGTGACGGTACTACTACAGCTACCGTCCTTGCTGAATCTTTGTTGCAAGAAGTTAATAATCACAATAAAGATGTGACTATTAGAGAAGTTAAAGACGGTATTAAGTCCGGTTTAACAAAGGTAAATGATTACCTAGATAAGATTTCTGTCAAGATCGAAGGCGATATGCTTGAATCTGTTAGTTCAATAAGTTGCAATAATGATGCGGAACTAGGAAAGATTATAGCGGAAGCTTATACTAAAGTAGGTAAAGATGGTGTGGTACTAATGGAAGAGTCTCCAACTGAAGAGACATACGTCGAAGTAGTTGACGGCGTGCAGGTAGATTCAGGACTCACATCACCACATTTTGTTACTGATAAGGACAAGCAGATATGTGAGCTTGATAACCCATTAGTATTAATAGTATCTTCAGAAATACCAAACATAAGAAAAATACAAACAGTATTAGAACATGTTATAAAAAACAAACGTTCTTTACTTATTGTTGCTCCAGTAGAACAACAAGTTAAAGCTGCTTTACTTATGAATAAGGTAAAAGGTAATATTAAAGTAAATATCGTTGACTTACCAGGCTTTGGTCCTACTAAAGATGATACTGTAGCAGATCTTGCTTTTCTTGTTGGTGCTAAGGTAATTAACGAACAGCTAGGTGATGATCTTGATTTAATCGATGTTGATTGTTTAGGTGAAGCTTACACTGCGATAACTGATGATAAGAATACAGTTCTTACTATTGATACTCCAGAAGAAGAAATGGAAGAGAGAATTGTTAGTATTAAGAAAACTATTGATGAGTGGGAGAAAAACCCGTTTATACAAAAGAAACATAGACAAAGACTAGCTATGCTATCAGGATCAGTAGGTATGGTAAAAGTAGGTGCTGACTCAAAGGTAGAGCTAAAAGAAAAGAAAGATAGAATAGAAGATGCTATTTACGCTACAAAAGCAGCATTAAAGGAAGGTATTGTACCAGGTGGAGGTGTAGCACTATTAAACGCATCTCAAAAAATCCCCGCTAAAGCGGTAGGTGAAAAGATATTACTTAAAGCTATTGAAGCTCCTTTTCAAACTATACTACATAACGCTGGTATACATATCATGGAGGGAACAATAGATCACGAAGGTTATGGAGTAGATGCAATAACAGGTGAAAGAATAAAAATGATTGAAGCTGGTGTTATTGATCCTGTACTTGTAACCAAGTCAGCACTTAAAAATGCAGTGAGTGTAGTATCAACGATTATATCTGCAGATTGTGTAATTTCAAATATGAGAATGAATGAAAGCAATTAATAGATATATTATAGTAGACAAAATAAAGACAGAACCTAAAAAGGTTGCTGGTCTTATAATGACGGATGATACTGATGTAGATAACCGTTATATAAAAGCAAAAATAATATCGTGTGGTAATTTAGTCGAGGGGCTAAAAGATGGTGATACGATATATTACGATAAACATGCTGGACACGACATATCATGGAAAGATGTACTTTACCGGGTCATTCGTGATGGTGACGTAGTTCTAGTAGATTAACCTAAACCAGAAACCTTAAACCTAAAACTTAAAACATAAAACAAATTATTAATTAAAAAAAACAAAATTATGGCATATAGAGAAGCAAAAGATGTTATGTTATACTTCAGATCAGTTGCTGACGAAGACAATGATGATGGAGCTGAATCAGCTGCAACTAATTTAACTTCACTGTTAATACCAGCTTCAAGGTTAAGAGCAATGAATCCTACTAGTGATACGCTTTTATCATTAAGTTTTGACAGTATTAAAAACACTGAAGGAGCTGATAACACTGACACTGAGGTTACTATTGCAGATACAGTTGCGTTAACTATTAACTCTAATCAACACAGGGAAGTTATGAACGGTATTATTCAAGCTATTAACGCTAGTAAAACTGGTTTAGTAGTAGTTGCAGATGATGTAACAACTAACGTAGCTGGTAGTACGGTAGCTGCAAAATATATTCACGCAGATATAACTGGAATAGCAACCGACGCGATTGTTTGTGCAGCTGTACATTCATAATCAAATTAATTATTAACATAAAAAATTATCAAAAATGAGAAAATATTTTTATTTCAGAACAGACGCTGATGAAGATGATGATGATGCGAATAGTAATTCGGTTATGATACCAGTTGATAGATTCAGAGGTGCAATACCTTCTAACTCTTCAGCAGGAAATTCAGCTAACGTTATTACATTATTCTTTGAATCAGCATTAAACATGAAAGGCGCTGGACAAAACAACGAGCATATTATACAAGATACTGTTGTGTTAAATGTTACTGTTGGTCAAGCAAAAAACGTTTTAGTTGCAATAGCAGAAGCTGCTAATGGACACCCACACTCAGATGGTGTTGTTGTTATTGGTGACGATGCTACTACTGATTTCGATGGTTCTACTAAAGCTGCTGTATATGTTCACTCAGGAATTACTTCTGTAGGAGCAATTACTCAAGCTGCTGCATTATCATAGTAAATGCGATTAACCGCGCAAGATTTGCGTGAATTAAATATCCTTAAGTATTACAGGCTCACTAGAAAGTGGGTCTGTAAAACTTACGGGTTAAAAGACGCAGATTTAGAATTATTAATTTATTTAGATTGTAAAGGAAGATTTACACGAAACGATTTTATCAACGGAGTTTACACGTACTCGTGGGATAAAGCAAGATGGGAGAGATTAAAAAGAGAAGGTTGGATAGAAACTTGGAGACATAGGAATCGCACAACGATAATGTACTCTGTATTTAAGACTTCTTTTAAATGCTCTCAAATGATAAGTAGAATTTACAGGATACTGTTAGGAGAAGAAGATTTACCAGTATCAGAAAGAAGTGTATTTTATAATAATAAATCATATACAGATAAAGTTTATAATAAAGCTATAGATGATATGATAAAAGATAAAGATAGATAATGGGATTTAAACTAGGTAAAGAAAGAGGTAATTATGCTTCACGTGGTGTTATCAAAAACAAAATGCGTTTTGGTAAACAAGCTGGAGAAGATGGCTCTGTACCTGGAACACCTGTTATTAGAGTACCATTAGAAGAAGGAGTTATGGGTGAGGCTAATATGGATGGTAGTATATATGTTAATAAAAATATAACACCAGGGAGTAAAGAAGATAAGCAAGTAATAAACCATGAAATGAGACACGCTACGGATATGAGACTTGGTAAGTTAGCTTATGATGATAATAGTATAACTTATAATGGTAAAGTTTTTCCTAGAGAAACTATAAATGGTAAAGATATGATTAAAGTTGACGGAAAATGGAAAGAAGCTGGTGATCATGGTTTCCCGTGGGAAGAAGACGCAAACGAAGGAAATGGAAATATTTAAAGATAATAACGATTGGAATGAAAAATCTGTAGTAGGATTTATTGCATTTGCGATAATGTGTGTGATTATGATAGTAGATCTTATTACTGGTTACGTTGGAAAAGATTTAATAATTAATGAATTTGTTTATGATTCATTTGTATTAGTAGTACTTGGGTGCTTTGGTATAAGTGGAATAGAAAAATTCGCAAAGAAATAAAATATGTTAGGACAACTATTTTCCGGAGGAGCAGCAGATCTTGTAAAAGGTGTGGGTGGAGTAATAGATAACTTACATACGTCTAAAGAAGAAAAGCTTGAGGCAGAAAGAAAAATAAAAGAAATAATAGCTAACTACGAGATTGAAATGGAAAAGAACATTACATCTCGTTGGGAGGCAGATTTAAAATCAGATTCATGGTTAAGTAAAAATGTAAGACCATTAGTGTTGATTTTTTTAATAGTATGTACTATGTTGTTAATATTTATTGACGCGGGTACAATAAAATTTGAAGTCAAATCCTCTTGGGTTGACTTATTACAACTAGTATTAATAACCGTGATCGGCGCTTACTTTGGCGGTCGATCATTTGAAAAAGTAAAAAAATAAAATTATGGGAATAAATTCAACAGAAGTCGCTTATAACTTCGGGCAAATGGGTAGTGCACATAGTCAAACGGCTGCTAATACGATAACACCACCAACAGGTAAAGTTATAGTTGCAGTACAGTTTTTAGACGATATATCTTTATCAACGTTGACTCCAGAGCAAATTTATGGTGTAGATGCTTTTATAGGTATAGATAGTACATTATCAAAAACAGATGGTGGTAGTGAGGTTATAGATTCAAGTGTAGTTTTTCCAGCTGGTAGTACTATTGTTGGTAGATGGACTCATGTGAGTTTACAAGCTAATAATGATAGTGGTATCATCTGTTACTTTGGTCAATAATGTTAGGGTTAGGATCTTCTTTAACTAAATCAAGTAAAATTCGTAAACGTATAGTTCGTAATAATTTAGTGTTAAAGCATGATTATAACGCTGGAGGAGTAGAACAAGTAAGTACTGGTGCTGCAAGTTTTGTTAGATCTGGTGTAGACTCAATTTCAACAGGTTTTGGAACTGCTTTAACTCCAAAAACCACAGGTTTTACCACTTGTTTCTGGGCAAAAACCAACGACCTTAGTAGTACCCAAATGGTGTTAGCTTGTGACAATGGTACTAATCAAAGAATGTATATAGGAATTCATTTGGGTTATTGGAGATTTGGATGGGGAGATACTGCTTGGGGTAGTGGAACAGCAAGCGCGACAACAGAATGGACTCATATAGCATTAATCCACACAACCTCTACAGATACAACTCAAATGTATATTAATGGATTAAAAGATAATACTAGAACAGACACTGGTTCTGGTACTTTTAACGATGGAACATTTGGAGGTGATTTTGTAATAGGAAAACATGGGGCAAGTGGAGATGTTACATATGCTTGGGATGGGTATATATGTAATACGGGAATATGGACTAGAACTCTTACACAAGAAGAAGTAAAATCTATATGGTATAAAAATTACGCAGATCTTACAGCTGCGGAAAAAACAAGTTTAGTATCATGGTATAATTTAGATAGCACGATAGGAGAATCGACTGATACTGATGTCGGACCCCAAACTGGCACTGGCACTTCTACTAGAGTTAATTCGTTTGTTTTAGATAATCATGGATATTCTTTAGGTAGCGAAATGGTAGAGAATTTTGGATTTGAAGATTCATCTCAAACAAGTTATACAACTCTAAGAGCTACATATGAGTATGTCCCTGGTAACAACGGTTTAGCGGTAACAACAACTGGAACTATACCCGGTGGTGGTGTAGCTGCAAATCAATACGTTACAATTCCAGTGTCGCCAAACGTTGATGCTGCTAAAAAATATTTACTTTCATTTGATATAGTTAGCACAAACACAACAACTAACGCGGGTGTAATTGTCGGTGGTATTTCGGGAACTGATATACATGTTGATAAGGGAGGAACTGGAGATCACTATTGGTATCCTAATACAGTTGGTTCCCACTCATCTATAGTTACGTTTTCAAGTGGCGGAACGATAACATTAAGTTTACACGCTGGTACAGCTATAGGAAGCGTTGCTACATTTGACAATTTATCATTTAAAGAAATAACAGGTAATTTAGGAACTTTATCATAATGGCAAGTACAATACAAACAATAGAAACACCGAAACGCGCAAGAGCGTTGGATACATCTACCGGATGGCAAATAGTTAGTGCAGAATTAATAGCATCTAATGCTGCTAATAATCGTACGTTTGATAGTGGCGTTGGTGATTGGATAGTGTATGATGGTGATCATCCGGATGATACAGCAATAGCTAATGCAAGTAATAAATTACAAGTTACAACTACAGTTGACGATGCGGATGAAGGAGCTCAACTTCCTATTGCTCACGTAGGTGACGGTAGTACCACGTCGATAGTAGCGGGAAGAAGTTATAGAGTTAGTATGGATTTAGATTTAACAACACCAGGTTCAGGAACTTTTGCAATGAGAATGACTTTTGCTGGAGATACTAGTAGTTCCTTTGATATCACCACAACAGAAACAACTTATACTAAAGATTTTGTAGCTCAAAATAATACAGGTGGTTTGTTTATATATAATACATCTAGTACAAACACTGTGTTTACAGTAGATAATGTATCTGTAAAAGAAATAAGAAATTTCCCAAATAACAACCACGGTCAAATATATTCTGGTAGAGGATTAGAGTTTGATGGTGTTACAGATTATTTAGATACACCTATAAAATTTGATTCAACTAATTTTACTTTCGCCGCGTGGATTAAAGCAAATGATGATAGTGTTAATAAAGTAATAATAGATTGTAGAGACGGGGATAATGATGGTATTATGCTTCAATGTACTACTGCTGAAACAATTAAACTTGGTTTAAATGCAGTAGATACAACAGGTAGCGCTATAGTAGCGAACAAATGGGCGAGAGTTGTAGCCACATACGATGGTTCAACGGTAAATATATATGTAAATGGTGTTTTAGACGTAACAGCAAGCGTATCACAAACCTTTTCCGCAGATACAAAGACGCTTAGAATAGGTCGTAAAGCATATGGAGATTCTAATTATTTTAATGGACTTATGTCAGATGTTCAAGTTTGGACTACAGCTTGGACAGCAGACGATGCATCTTATGATTACTTAAATCCAGAATCTATAGTATTAAACAGAGGCGGTACATCACTTACCAACTCTAATCTCAAACTATGGTATCCAATGCAAGGTGGGCATAGAGGCCAGCAATCATATATTTTAGATGCATCTAATACTGGACTTGGAGATAATATGCTTACAGATCGTGATGGAAATTATTACGCAGATATGGAAGGATTAACAAGTAACAGTACTGATGCAACAGGTTACGATACTATAGATAATGCTGCTGGCTATGAGGTATTTAAAGCATATGGTACCACTACAGTTGTAAGTCTTTCTAGTGATATTAAATATTCTGGAAGTTCTTCTTTAAAATTTGTAACTGATGCTACCGATACTAATGCTGGAGTATATACTGCTTATACAAATAATAGTGATAGAATTTTAGGAATTAAAACTGGGACTACGTACAAAGTGTCAGGTTATATATACAGAGAATCAGGTTCTGGTGCAATAGATGTTTTTGTTAAGAAAGCAGACGGCGGTGGTGGTGGTAGTGCAAACTGGGGTATGACAGCGCACCGAATAACACCATCATCAAATGGAGTTTGGGAATATTGGGAAAATTATTATACGTCAGCAGAGTCAGGTGATCTAGCTTTTATATTATTTTCTAATAGCCAATCCGTTGATACTTATTATTTAGATAATATAAAATTTGAACCCGTAAACGATAAAAACCACGCAACAACTTTATTTTATGGGGATGATATGTGGGATGCTGCTGATAATAGTACTTCGATATGGACGGTTTCAAGTAATAGTTCTAGCGCAGTAATCGATGGTACTAACGAAGGGGTTAAGTTAGTTTTTGGAAATGCTACTAGTCCACACGGTTCGTTTTCACAGCTTAGAGAGACAAAAGGTTTAAATAGCGATTTAACAATTGGAAGACAATACAGAGTAACTGGTTTGTTTGCTACTGATGTAGCGGGACATTATGACACTGGAAACAGTATCAATAATGGCGCTGCGGTTAGTGTTTATAATGGTTCTCACGTATGGCCTAATGAAGCTTCAGGATATCGTAACGTAACGGCAACTAATTTAGTTGCTAATGGTACTATGGAAGCTAATGATAATTGGAACGCGTATGGTAGTGGTACGATTTCACAAAGTACTGTTCAAAAACACAATGGCAGTAACTCTTTTAAATTTGTTGTAGCAAATGGAGGAGAAAATGATGGTATACAATCAGATACTTTTACAGTTACAGCAGGCACTACATATTTACTTAGTGCTTGGATTTATCCAGATGACACCACTACAATAACCATGAAAGTACTACAAGGTGATGGTAGTACATTATCAGAAAGTATAACAGGTCTTACCGAAAACGCTTGGAACCATGTTGTTAGACAGTTTACAAATGCTACCGCTGGTAGTAGCGCTGCCGTACGTTTTACTAATACCGGAACAAATAGTTCAGGTACTGACGATAATTATTATATTGATGATGTTGTATACACTGCATTTTTAGAAAGAAATATTGATTTTACCGCAACTGATGCTACAACTAATTATATAGCCCACCACAGTACTGAAATGTCTACGGCAAATTCTATGATTGCTTTAATAAATGATAGAAATGCAATTTTTGATGAAGCAGGACAATGGGTGGAATATGTAGAAAATGCTACCAATCCCACTAATCCAGCTATTACAGATCCAGGAGAAAGATTACAATTTTATGGAACATCAAGTACAGATAAAGAAGGTGTTAAATTACTTGTTGCTAATTTTGAAGCTTTAGAATTAGGTAGAAGTTATGTTGTACAAGTTAATTTAGAAGCAGGAGCTGGAACCCCTACGGTTTACGTTGGTTTAGGTGGAGCTGAATCAACAGCAGGTCAAGCAATAAGCACAACTGCTACTGATTATGCTTTTAACATAACACCAATTAACACAACTGGATCTCTCTTGGTTTATACAAAAGAAGATTATACAGGTGGTAGTAATCATATATTTATGGATAATATAAGATTATATCCTACTGCTAATTTATATGTTGATGATTTATCAGTGAAAGAAATAGGTGTTGCTTCTGGTTGGACAGACGCAGATCAACAATTACATATACCGCAAACAGTGTTACAGTCGTATAATGAGTTATTATGGTTTCCTGGAAATGATGCTCTTGCACACGCTACTAATGATTATGATGTAAGCATAAGTGCTCATTCTGATTTAGCAAATATATTTGATACTGGTGGTAGCGTTAGTGTTTGGGTTTTCTGCAATGGAGCTGGTGCTGGTACGTTTGGTAGAATTATAGAAAAAGACTCTTGTTGGGAATTATATACACATAACGAGTCTAACGAACAAGTTCAATTAACTTTTCAACTTTTAACTAGTAGTACTAATTCAATAACTAGAACTGACGGTAGACTACTTAATATGGGGCAATGGAATCATATAGTTGTAACTTATAATTCTAGTACTGTTGGTACTGCGGCTAAGATATATATAAACGGTGAAGAAGTAGATCCTGATCACGCTCAAACAGGTTCAGGAACAAGAACTGATGATACTACTAAAGTTCTTACTATAGGTAATAAAAAAGATGGAACAAGAACCTTTGATGGTACTATAACAGAAGTTTCTTTATGGACAAACACGCTTACTCATACGGAGGTTAATGAATTGTATAACGATGGTAAAGCTTTAGATGTTATGACTAGTTCTTCTTATTTAGCGAATAATGGTCACGTGAAAGGTTATTGGAGAAATAATGGATTAAATACTTGGACAGACTTATCTGATAATTCAAATAACGGTACTGTAAATAATATTACGGAAACAATGTTAATCCCACAAGGTGTAGATGGTTCTAGAGATTCACAAGGGTTTATAATGAATAGACAAAGAAACATTAGTAGTTTGAATTTTCCCGCGGTAACATCATCACCAATTACGCTTAACGAAGGTTCTTATGTAGAAATACAAGATAACCCAACATTAAATTTTGGAACAGGAGTATTTTCAATAGAAGGTTGGGCAAAAGCTAAATATAGAGCTAAACCAAATGCAGCCGGAACCGCTAGTACTCTAAACACTATATTTCATCTTGGAGATGGTATTTCTGATAGTGATACTTCTGGTATTTGCTCTGTTAGTACTATAAAATTAGGTTTTTATGTAGGAGGCCAACTTTGCCATGCGAACGCAACTTTTACAGAGGGAAATTGGTATCATATTGTTGGTGTTAGAGAAGGTACTGGCACTGATGAAATAAAATTATATATAGATGGAGTCTTACAAAGCGACACAGAAACTTATGCTGGCTCTATAACTAACACACATAATCCTGGTATTAGTTTTGACAGTAATTCAACGAGACGTTATGAAGAAGCTATAGATGGTATTAAAGTGTATAATAAAGCTTTAAGTTTAGCGGAAGTAAAAAGAAATTACAATGCTACCAAAAGTAGTCACAGAAATTAAAAAAAAATAAAAAATGGCACATTACGAATTATATATATGCTTAACTAAAGCAACTTACGAATCAGCGGTACCAAGTGTATTACAACCTAAATTAGGTTGGAATAACTATACTTACGAGGCAGATGGTGAAACTATAAAAACTACAACAGCTTATACTCCAACATGGGAAGAAGCTGCTTTTAAAGGTAAATTAGGCGCACCAAGAAAAAGTTTAGATGGTGGACTTGTAATAGTTAAAGGAGAGTTTAGCTTAATAACTGGTGAGTTATCTGCAATAATAGCTTTAGGTAATAGCTTAGCATATCCAAATAATTCTGTATTAACAAAAACAGAAGCACAAACATTAGTAAATGGTGAATTATTCACCGAGTAAATAACAATTAATTAAATTAAATAAAATGGCAACAACAAAATTAAAAGGTACAAGTAAAAAAATAAAAGAACTAAAAGGTATAAAACCTGAAAAAATAACTGACGAACAGTTGAAAAAAGTTCAAGATACAGTTAATGGTATAAATAGAGCACAACTAGAAATAGGATCTATAGAAGTTAAAAAACATGAAATGATGCATAATATTGCTAGTTTTAGAGATCAATTAACTTTACTGCAAACTGAATTTGAAAAAGAATACGGTACATTTGATATAGATATACAAACTGGTACTATAAATTATACTGAAGAAAATGGCGAAGTTAATAAGAAAGATTAGTGTAGGTAAAGACTATAAGAACGACGCTATGCACTACGCTGTAGGACAAGAGGTTTATGGTGGACATACTATTTGTGATATAATAGAAGAAGATGATAAGTATTCTATTTATATTAAAAAGAAAAAAGATGTATTACCATGGAAAGACTTTAATAAAAACATGGCTGTATCTGTAGAGTATAATCTCGAATACTAATGAAAAGTGTTTACAACTTTGTTGTAGCGCCAAAAGGAAAAAGATATAATAATATTAAAAAAGTTGGTGATTCAGAGTTAATCCTTAACACTGAGATATTTAACCACCAATATGTTAATAGAGAAGCTAAAGTTATATCAACTCCAATTGTTGGTGATACAGATATAAAAGCTGGTGATACGGTTATAGTACACCACAATGTGTTTCGTAGATGGCATAACGTAAAAGGAAAAGAAAAAAATAGTAAGAGTTATTTTAATGAATCTACTTATTTTATAAACCACGATCAAATTTTTTTGTATAAAAGAAAAGATAAGTGGATAGCTCCAAAAGGTTATTGTTTTGTAAAACCTTTAAAAGCAATAGATCAATTTAATATTGAATCTGAAAAACCACTACAAGGTATTGTTAAGTATTCAGATAGTACAGTAAAGGTTAATGATCTAGTTGGTTTTAGACCAAATAGTGAATATGAATTTATAGTTGATGGTGAAAGACTATATAGAGTTTTATCTAATTTTATTACAATTAAATATGAATATCAAGGAAACGAAGAAGAATATAATCCTAGCTGGGCAGAAAGCAGTAGATGAGTTGATTAAAGTTGCTAAAGAACCTATTGTAGATTCAGATGACGATATATCAGCAGATAGATTAAAAAATGCCGCGGCTACTAAAAAACTAGCTATATTTGACGCATTCGAAATACTTAACAGAATCCAAGAAGAAGAACAATTACTTGAGGGCAAAACACCTGAAGAGAGAAAGGAAAAAGTCTTTAAAGGATTCGCAGAAGGCAGATCTAAGTAATGTACGAGCAAAGTTTAGTTAAAGTAATAGAACCAATTAAAAAGACAACTATTAGTCGTCTTAATAAATCTAAAAAATGGAAATATGGATACAATAAAGAACATGATGTTATCGTTATATCAAAAACTGGGCAAATTGGTGAAATACTTGAAATCCAAAATTTGCGAATTGCGCTGCCAAGAGTGCCAAGGAGCGTGTATAGCAACGACAAAAACAAATGGATAAAACAAGAATATCCTAAAGAACTTAGTAGGATAAAAAATATATTTGATTGGAGAAATTATCCTGAAGAAAAAAAAGATCAGTGGTACGATTATATAGACGAAGAGTTTAAAAGAAGAGATGAAGGGTTTTGGTTTACTAATAATGATAAACCAATATATATAGTAGGAACTCATTACATGTATTTACAGTGGAGCAAAATAGATGTTGGTGCACCTGATTTTAGAGAAGCAAATAGATTGTTCTTTATATTCTGGGAGGCATGTAAAGCAGATAAAAGATGTTACGGTATGTGTTACCTAAAGAACAGAAGATCAGGGTTTTCGTTTATGTCATCTGCAGAAACAGTTAATTTAGCTACTATATCGAGTGATAGTAGATATGGTATACTATCTAAAACAGGTGCAGATGCTAAAAAAATGTTTACTGATAAAGTAGTACCTATTAGTATTAACTATCCATTTTTCTTTAAACCAATACAAGACGGTATGGATCGTCCTAAATCTGAACTAGCATATAGAGTGCCAGCTAGTAAGTTTACAAGAAAGAAAATGGCTGCTACTGATGGTTTAGAAGAAATAGAAGGATTAGACACTACTATTGATTGGAAAAACACAGGTGATAATAGTTATGATGGTGAAAAACTAGCGTTACTAGTACATGATGAAAGTGGTAAATGGGAAAGACCTGATAATATATTAAACAACTGGAGAGTTACAAAAACTTGTTTAAGATTAGGTAGTAGGATTATAGGTAAATGTATGATGGGGTCAACTTCCAACGCCCTTGATAAAGGTGGAGATAATTTTAAAAAATTATATAATGCATCAGATGTCACTAAGCGAAATAGAAATGGTCAGACAAAGTCTGGTTTATACTCTTTGTTCATCCCAATGGAATGGAACTACGAAGGATTTATTGATGAGCACGGAGTTCCAGTATTCACTACTCCTGACAGCGATGTGTTTGCCCCAGACGGTGAACTAATAGATATAGGTGTAATAGATAATTGGCAAAATGAAGCTGATGGCTTAAAAGATGATCAAGATGCTTTAAATGAATTTTATCGTCAATTTCCTAGAACTGAAGAACACGCATTTAGAGATGAGACTAAAAATAGTATTTTTAATCTTATTAAAATATACGAACAGATAGATTATAATGAGGAATTATCTAGAAGCTTAGGAATAACTACTGGTAATTTTCAGTGGGTAAATGGAATAAAAGATTCACAAGTAATATTTTATCCAGATCCAAAAGGTAGATTTAAAGTTAGTTGGGTTCCACCTTCTGGAATACAAAATAGAGTGGTATTAAAAAATGGTATAAAATATCCTGGTAATGAACACATGGGAGCATTTGGTTGTGACTCTTATGATATATCAGGAACCGTAGATGGAGTAGGTTCTAAAGGAGCATTACACGGCTTAACCAGGTTTAGTATGGAGGACGCTCCTGCGAATAGTTTCTTTTTAGAATACTTATCAAGACCACCTACGGCAGAGATATTCTTTGAAGATGTTTTAATGGCATTAGTATTTTACGGTATGCCAATACTAGCAGAGAATAATAAACCTAGATTATTATACTATTTAAGAAGAAGAGGTTATAGAGGATTTAGTATGAATAGACCGGATAAAGTGT